ATTTTCAATAGGTATTTTTTAACTTGATGGAAATCTTGTATTATGGAACTTATTTAAAAAATTAGTTCTGTCTCTAATGATTTTACCTATTGTATTTTGTTAAGCATTAGGTTTAACCACAACAGAAGTCCCATAAATTAACAAAGTTGTTACCAAAGTGCGAAACTGGGTAATATCAGGATTACCAGTAACAAGAGAACAAGTCTGGGCAAGTGTTTAAACTGGCGATCATCATGAACAACCATTGAGTAGTTCAAAAATAGCTGAGATGTTAACAGTGGATCCATTGTTAAGTTATAGTATCAAGAGTGTAAAATTCGCATACTCTACACTATAAGCCACGTTAGCATACATATAGACCATACCACACTATTTAACTAAAGTAGTATTATCTGCACGTTATAGGCTCAAAGGTCTTATGAACAAATTCTTACCAAAATCAGTCAATACACATCCCATGTCATCTTTCTGGGCATTCTTTTGTAGACAAGTTGCAGCAAAGGTTATACCAAATAAGAGTTTTTTAAAATCAGTAGTAGCTTTGACAAAAGTTATCACATAAAAAGATTGGGAAAATGCAATGGCTAAGACCACGCTAGTGACATGGGAAGATTATTTACAAGGTGTTATACCTAGGAAAAGGCCAGCATATTTAAGGGGCATGAAGAAATTCAAAATGCGTGGTAAAATTTCAAAAACTTACTAGGCAGGACCAAAAATGGGAGAAAAATGTTAACCAACTAGAGGCATCACTACTGATATGAAAGGTAGATGTATCATGGATCCTACAGATGAGGTTAAAGCAGTTTTAGGCTGGGTGATGCATAATGTGATGTTATTGACAAAATCACTCGACAAAACAATACCACGTTATCCTGGAGACGAGAGGTTTAAAATAGGAAGTTTTAGTATAGGACTCGAACCTGATGAATTGACAGATAGAGTTAATCGCGCAATAGCCACCTTCAAATAACCAGTTTTTGTATCTAGAGATGGTTCGAACCATGATTCGCACTAGTCAGCAGATTTTATAGATGCTTATGATAACG